CGGCATTAATTGTGGATCCGCCATGTTGGGTGAGAATCAAGTTACCGCTGATAACCTCGCCGTCGACAACCGAGGCCGCCTCGATTTCGAGCATTCTGTCCGCAGTAAGACCAGTAACTGTAGTCATTTCACCTCCTTAAAGATTACCGACGTTTGTAGATGAAATTGTATACGTTACTGGATCCAAATATGTGACATCTGCATTGTCGATTTGGAAAGTAGTACCGTCGATCATGCTGATATACGCATCGGACTCGTCGATAGCTGACCAAGTACCATCTCCGTGATCGACAATGATAAGTGCACCCAAGAATCCGAAATATTCTGAGATATCCTCGATCGACGGAAGACTAGGATCAGTTGTGGCTGTCCCATAAAGGATATCTTCTATCATACTCAGAATGTCCGGAGGCGTCGTCGTCGAATCGATGGTGATGTGAACCGTTGGTCTAAATTTATTGATCTTCGGAGGTGTCCCCGTCAAAGACCAGACAAATTCAATCGGCTGAACACCAGAATCATTCAATGTCTCGAACGTATAGGAGTCGGGATTGGCGAGAACGTTGTAAAGAATGTGAATCTTGTACCCATACTCAATTCCCTCGAGATCGTTTCCGAGTCCAGTTCTATACGTCAGGTTGAAACTTTTTGGCGGTTGCTCGTAATACGTCAATCCCGGGGCAACATGAGCAAGTCCATTGACCGAATCGAATTCATCCGGATAGGTAAACGCCTTGAGCTTTGCCAGGAAATCGGACGGAGAAAGATTTTCCAGATACTTGACGCCTTCGAGATAGAAGGATTTAAGCTCAGAATTTGACGATTCCTCGATATCGATGAGACCATTCCAGACAACTGTTGTACCATCGTGAAGATAAAGAACACCACGATCTACACCAGTTTGATACTTTCGTTCACCAATCGCATCCCATGCGAGAGCGGTCATGTCACCCCCTTTCTAACCCTTTGTGCCCAGTTGCGCTCTACGTTGAGCATTGAGTTCCCTATTCCGAGCAGCAATTTCGGAACGACTCATCTTCGTCGGCTTTGCTTGCTTGATGTTACAAACGCGAATCAAGGTGAACAATCTATTGAGATGCCATTTCTCACATTCAAAAGGAATCTGAAATGTTATCATCCAATAATAGATAAGCTCGGCCGTAATGACATCTCGACTTGCAGGAGCACCCGGAGGTTCACTGAACCAAGTAGCCGTCATCTTCGAGTCGATGTACTTATTAATTGCCATAACATTGTCTTCCGAAAGCTTGAGAAAAACCGCATCTGGAACATTGGGAGTCAATGTCATGGCTTTTACATAACCGAGAATTTCCTCGCTTGTCCTCTCGCCTTTACCCAAGAAAGGTTTCTCATAAATTGACTCCCATTTTGACAGTGAGATCAGAGAATGCTCTAAGTCTAAAGTCACATCGTCTTTGGTAATGAACTCTTGCGACTTTTCATCGAACATCTCGACGCCCGGAACAACAATAGTGAGCATTCTCCAACCCCTTCCCACTTTAAGTCTTGGTAAACGTCCAAGTAGTAGTACCTTGGAGCGTATAACCAGATGTTGCATGAGCCGTAACCGTTGACGAGTTACCTGTAGTAATCGGTGCCTGAGCTCCAGGACTTACATCGACATTATTAACTTTCCAAGCAACTCCAGTCACAGTTGGAATCGTGACAACACCCGACGGATCGTCAAAAGTTGGCTGATTCGCCGGGAGGTCCATATCTACGGTTACGGTCCCGGAGGGAAAAGCGCGATTACCTCATCCGGAGTCGGAAGCTTCGGAGCAGCGGTCCCGCCGTAGAGAATATCCTCGAGCGCGGCAAGATCGGTAGGATCCACTACGGTGGAGTCGACCACGATCAGTGATGTCGGCTTGAGACCCGTCACCGGAGCCGGAGTAGAAGTGAAGTCCCAGCTGAAGGCAATTGCCTCCGGTGAATCGTTGATCGTAGCATAGGCCTTCTCCGAGGGAGATGCCTGACAGCCGTAAAGCAGATGCAACTTATAGCCATGCTCTGTCCCGTCGATGTCGTTACCGACTCTCGTCCGATATGCCAGACCGAAGGACTTCCGACCCTGCTGCCCGACAAGAACACCAGGAGACGGAACTTCGGTACCATCGCACTGTCCGAACTCTTCGGGATAGGTAAACGCCTCGATCGTGCCACCGAACTCCTCGGCAGAAATCAGGTTCAGATACTTGATGTTATCTGCATACTGGGGAGAAGCCTCTGCTCCAGAAGGAGATTCTGTGACAGTCGTGAGCCCATTCCATGCGAATCCGGCATCGTAAACACCGGTAGCATTTGGAATGTATAGAACGCCATGGTCTACACCAACCTCATATAGGCGCTCACCAACTTCATCCCATGTCAGCGCTGACGACATGTGGTTCCTTTCCTTTTAGAAGTAGACGCTATACACGTCATGATTCAAATTATCAGCTGTATAAAATCGATTAAATAGACTCATCGGCATCGAAGCCACTTTTAACGGAATGTCACTATCGGGATCCCGATCGATAACGACTATCATATACCTTAATACATGATCGTATGGAATGTCATCCGCAAATTTAGTATCTGCGAAGTCGCGTTTATAGATAATGCAAGGATATTCCAGCTTTACATTGGTTGGCGGCTGAAAATACACATTTTCTGTAAACGTTTTAAGGAGCTGGTGTAACTGCAGGCGTTGGCCCATTGTACACCTCCCCTAATCTAAGCAGAAGACGGGGGCTCTGTACTTCGACACTTGAGACCGTCCACAAAACCCCCGCCCATTCTACGTAACGAATGGCAAAGAAGTGATTGTTGGCATATGCATCGGCCACGATACTGATTGAATTTTGTACACTGAGATCGGCGTTGAGATTCTCTCCTTCACGAAGATTTCTCGCATTTCGAATAACATCTCCGAAATATGTACGCTCGACAATATCATCGACATATACGCCAGGCTGATTTTCTACGGTTTCACCATACCCAATGCGACCATAGAACCTTGCCATAAGGGCCTTCCTTAGTTCTTATTCTGGAAAGTCCACTCGTCATCCTGGTTCGTTGCGAAATACACTCCCGCAGAAGCAGGCTCGGCCACGACATGAATTGACTGGCCCGAAGCAAGGACGACCGGAGTTCCCGTGGTAAGCGTATTACCAGTGGCCGAATCCTTGTACGTGACACCAGCCGTAGTCTTCACGATGACCGTGGTACCATCGAAGTCAGGCTTCTCAGGTGTAGCGAGCGTGGCACCAGCGGCTGCCCTCTTGATTACCAGAGCCGAACGGATCTTCGTCAGAGCACCCGAAAGACGAGTCTCGAACAGGTACTTGTACTGGTTGTAGTCGATGTCGAAGTCGTCGAAGAACGTGACATCGCCGCCCTTGTCGGTACCGAGCGTATAGTCCTTCAGATTTACGATGATACCGATGAGATCGGCTTCACGCTCCATCGGCTCGACGGCTACGACAGCAGCAACACCGAGTTCTGCCGCGAGATCCGCCGGACTCTTCCACAGACGATGCTGGAACTGGTCGCGCGTAAGAAGAAGTTGCGTGAGAACGGGGAGAGTTGTGTAGAAGGTGGGCGAGCCCGAGCCCTTGTAGAAGCCCATTGCCGCAACGATGGCATCGACAGTTGCGGGTGAATCAGCTGTATCATCGACCGTAACCGTTGTCGCATAGAGATCATGATCATAGAGAACCGAGCGAATACCCGCACCCTCTGGCGCGCCCGCAGGATCTTTGATCTTGTCGTCATCATCCACCGCACGACCGTCACCGATGAGAATAGCGGCTGCGATCTCCTCGTCCAGCATGAGACGCATCTCAGCTTTGAGCCACATGACCACGTCGAAATCGGTGATGTCGAGAATATCGTCACGATCCAGCTTCTGCTTCTTGTAGACCGTGCTGGGGGATGTAGTGCGCTTCGAAACGCTGAACCACTCTTCCTTCTTCAGGTTACCCGTGATATAGCCCCGAGCACGAGCGTCATCAAAGGTAATATCCGCGACGATGGACTTGATCCGAGTGAAGGGCGAATGCTTGGTTCCATTGAGAACGCCAGAAACCCACTCGACCCTCCGACTGTCGAACTCGGGAGAATCCATAACCGCACGAGCGTCAGGGAAAAGGACGTCGATGTTCTCGATACCATGCTTGAGCGCGTAATGCTCAACAGCTTCCTTCAAAGAACCGCCCCTCTTGGCTTCAGAAACGATTCCCTTGATGGCGTCATGGGAGAGAACATGCTCCTCTTCCTTCTTGCCTCCGTTCTGCTGCTCGAAGACATTACGAGTCATGCGCCGTCCTTCCTCTTCATTATTGTCATCAGTATGAACAAGTTCCGACGTTGACTCAGTCGATTCGTCGGAATGAGCAGCCTCGTTGG